ATTTATATCTTGTGCATTTTCTAAATACCCCCCTTTAATATTCTTAATACCCCCTTTAGAAAACTTAATACCCCCCTTTAGTATATTAACTACCCTTTTTTTAACTTCTTTTCCTTCATATTCATATCTAATTTTAATAAATTTCTTTGCTTCTAAAGCCTTAATAATTTGGCTACATCTGCCGTTTGATAAATTAAAAAAATCTGAAAAATAAGAATTTGAAGCAAAGCACCCGGAGTTATTGTCTAATGAATTAATCTCAACTAAAAAAACCTTTTCGGTAATGCTAAGTTCTTTTATTAGCCAAATATCTTTTGAAATCCAAATACCTTTAAAATTCTTTTCCATAAAACAAAAAAACCTGCGGTTCCCCTAGTGTGGTAGGTTCCCCGAAGGTTTTAATTAAAGTCTTTAAATAATGGCGCACCCACACGATCGCCAAAAGACAAATATACAAATATATTTTAATTTACAACAACACTTTTAACTCTTTCGCAAAAGTTTTTTAACTCAGAATAATACCTCTGGATTTGTTTTAAAGTAATTTCCTTTTCGCCAAATCTAGTAAATAAAATCTCAACTAAAAATTCCTTTTCAGTTCTAGTTATTGCGCCAATTAATATAAATCCTTCTTCTAAATCTTGAAAAGGCAATTTACGACTTCTTAACTTTTGCGTTTGCTCATTGTAGTACAAAAAAATGTAACTCATAGGTTATTTTTAAAGTAATTATCAATTGTAAGTTTGCAATCGTCAAAAGTGTTATGCCAGGTAGTATGCCAATTGCATTTCAGAAGGTGTTTAAGCCATTCTTTTTGATCGGGTGTAGGTTTATTGTACCCAACCTTTAATTCTATCGCTAAGCCGCTAAACTGTTTTGATGGGCTAAAGATTAAAACGTCAGGCGTACCTCTTTTCGTTCCTAAATATTTCATTTTAAACTGTTCAAACTTTGTTCGTCGGCCCTCGTTAGGCGTGTGTTGTATTAAAACGCCCGGATAGGCCATGTAAACATAATTAAAAACCGCCCTTTGCAAATGATCTTCAGGCCCTAAAAATTTTAAAAATGGATTTATTGACATAAATAATTTTTATATTTTAAAATAAATGCGTAAATCTTGCCACTTGGCCATGCTCTTTGCTGTGAATAAAGCCCTCAACTGCTTTTGGGGCGTGTTGATAGCCGTTTCGGTGATGCCAACCATCTGTTCCACTTGGACTTCTTAGGCTTTCTATTGTGCATCCTATATCGTCTTTTACTATTTTATGGTGTACATGATGCGTATATATATAACGGTGCTTTACATTTGACCATTCTTTACACTCTACCGAAGCCAATTTACTTAAATCTTGCCACTTAGCGCCGTCACCATGAGTTGTTCCAATAAGATTTTCGCCGTAGGTATAATATTTTCTATGCGAAATGCTTACGTCAAAGGTTATATTTTTACACTCCCGAAACCAGTTACTAATAGCATCAGCTAAGAAAAAACCATGAACATAATCATGGTTTGAAGGGTTGTACATAAAATGAACATCTGATATTTGCAAAAGTTTTTCTATTATTTCTATATAAAGCCTTTTTGCAATTAGAAAATTATCGTACCACATACCGCAAGTATCTACCGGCGTTCCGCTTGTTGTTGTTCTTTTGGGCGTGTCTATATGCAATATATCATTGCCGGCTACAAATACAATTTGCTCAATATTAAATCCATTAGCCTTTTGTATTATTCCATCAACACCTTGGCGCACCCTTTCAACGGCTATTTGATTATTATATTCTTCTCCAGTTTCAAAAGAAGATGCTAATTTTCCAATATGAATATCTGCCGGATCAATCAATAAAAGATGCGGTCTATTTAAAGGTTTTCTAATTATTTTTTTATATTCAAAAGTGTGTTTACTCACTTCTTCAATATGATCTTTTAGCATTTCTTCAAAAGTAATTGCCTCTAAACCTTCTTCGGGCCTAAAGGCAATAGACCAATGTTCCCCTTTATACCAGCCATGTTTTACACTATCTAGCGGAATACCTACATCGCTACATTCGGCAGCTAAAGCAAAATGCTCAATTGCCCTTTCTTCTGAGTGAATCCATCTTAAAACCATACGCCTTGCGTTGTTATGGTCTTTAGGATAGTTCATATTTGATATTATAAATCTTGCAATTTCAGCGGCGTTTTTTTCGCCGCCATTATAAAGTTCAATTGCCTTAGCTTTAAAAGAAAGGTTTTTTATCATTTATTTTTGTTTTATAATTTCATATTGAAAATCGTGCAATTCCAACCATAAATCTGTGCTACTCGTTTCGTCTTGTTCAAAACTGTTATCTAAATGCCAGCTTCCTGTTAGGTCATTCCAAAATACTTTTTGCCTACTGTTTATTTTTCCTTCGTCAGTTTCAACTACATCAGTTAAAATGTCGCTTTCAAATATCTCATTACCGTTCTTGTCTTTGAATCCAGTAAATTGTAAAACAACATAATGTTCTAATTCAAAATCTTTTAAAGGATGTTTTTTAAATTCTTCTGCTCCGTATTTTTGTTTACTGATTTTATCATAAACCCTAAATTTTATTGCTCTCATTTTTGTTTTTTTAAAACTATTGAAGATTTGCGATAGGTTATTTCCGGCATTACCATTTCTTCGCCATCTTCATTTACGCCCGCAAATTTATTACCTTTTTGTATGGCTTCAAAAGCACTTTTATATCGGCTTTCAATTTCTTTTTTGCTATTCTCAACGTTTTGCCATTCTGGAATATTCTTATAAGTGAATATTTTACCTCCATTTCTAACTTCTATTTGATAGCCCTGATACCCTTCTTTGTGGTCTGAGGCTTGCTCTGCTATCTTTTCAAAAAAATCGTCTTTGTAACCTTTGCAAACCTCTAAGCTAAGTTCTAATTGCTTTCTTTGTTCTTCCAGAAAAATTAAAGCATCTAAGACGTTTATATTCCCTTCGTTTACGTCATTAATTGCGTTAAACATTTGATTTTGTAATTCTACGTGTAAATCGTTTAAATTATTCATAATTGTTTCAAAGTTAATTATTTATTTTACTATTAAATTTTAAATCTAAATTAAATTCTACCGGTATTCTATATTTTATATTATATTCTTTCATTAAAAAAACAATTCTTTCTAAATCCGTTTCGTTAATTAATATTAAAGAATCAATTGGCGCAACCTCTGGATCTTTAAAATCTAAAGCCGGAAACTTATTTTTTGAATAAGAAACTGTGCCAAAAGGCATATCATGCTTTTTAGCAATTTCATCTATTGTAAGCCCGGTAAAATGATAATCGTAAGCCGCTGATTTATTAAATTTTTGGCTCATAGATTTAATTTTCTAAGGGCGTTATAACGTCAGTTGCAAACAATCTTTTTATAATAGTCCATAAACTAGGCTTATTTAGCTTTTTAATCATGTCTAAGCGACTCAGTACTTCAATTCGTATTGAATTACCATTCCCTTTTCCTTCGTATGTTACAACGTCTGTAAACAAGTGTTTGATATTTTTCATTGTTTTAGCTTAAAAGTGTGAAAATACCATACTTAGAAATATGGCCCTTAGAATTTGTTTTTTCAACCATTGTTGTAGTAATGTTTAGGCCCCTATCTCGAAGCCTATAAATAATGCTGGAAAGTCTGGTTGCCCTATAAAGGTTAATCGCCTCCCAACTTGTGATGTTGCCTTTTTTTTGAAGATGTTGCAACACTAATTCGTGTTTGTTTTGATTTTCAAGATTTGCTTTTTGTGCGTCTTGTGTTTTCCATAAATCTAAAAAGAAACTCATAATATTTTGGTTTTAATTATTTATATAAGTAAAAATAAAAATAAATTTTAAATAAACAACAAAAATTAAAAGAAATTTTTAAATAAAAAAACCTCCTTTAATTGGAGGCCCTTTGGTCTGTCATTTTTTTTTAGTAAAGTTACTTATATCGGTTAGTTACCAACAATTAAGAGCCTTTAAAATACCTATTAAGAGTTATCATTTTTTTGCCTCCATCATTTTCTATTATTACTTTTATGTGTTCTGGGTTTGGTTTCCTAATTAGTCGGTATTTTTTGCCTATTGTAAGGTATTTGCTAATTGAACCTCCTATGTATTTAATAAAGTCATTTCTATCTAAATTGGGGCTTAACTGTTCGCAAAGCTGCCTAACATTAGATAAATTTAATTGCTTTTGATACGCTTCAACTGTATCCAAGGCTTTTAATTGATTGTGATACGCTTCAACTGTATAGAAGGCTTTTAAATATTCTAATCGTGTAATCATTTGTCTATTTTTTTTATAATTCGCAACTAAAACTTATCAATACCGTTATGTTCAATAAAAATTATTACACTTCCACTTTCCAAATTTTATCCTTTATAAAAGTTTTCGCATTTTCAATAGTGCTGTGTGTATTTACAAAATTCATCTGTACCCAAAATGGAAACCATATCCGCCAAACTTGGCATTCATAACCAGAGTAAATGTCTTTAACAATTCTATGTCTTATTAATTTCATAATTTTATTTTTAAGTAAAGGTACTTGTATCGGTTAGTTGTAGTGCATTGTGCTTAAAGCGGGTTACACCAATCACAGTTTTCTCCTTTATTAGATATAGTAATTGTATTTTTGCTTCCGCATACATCGCACAACGTGCCCCTCGGCACAACAACACCAGATAAAATCAATATGGCATCAACTGCTTCGTCAACTGTTTTTGCTAATATTCTAGCCGATATTACTTCGTTTCTTATTTGTTCTTTTAAATCCATACTGTTTTTAATGTAGTAAAAAAAAGGGGCTTTTACACCCCTTTAAATTTAGAAAGGTAAATCATCTATGTTGCTTTCGCTTTGAGGCTCGTTTTTCGCTTTTGGCGCGACTTCATTATTAGGCTTCCATGTATCAACAATAAGGCTCACACCTCCGCTTTTTGTGCGCCATATTCCAAATTTTAATTGATTGGCCCCGTTGTATTGAGTGTAATGATTTTTTGCTTCTGGAGAATCTAAAAACGATTTTAATTCGTCGATAGAAACCACCCCGCTTGAAATTAGTGTTTCTGGTTGCTTTTCGTTTCTTGGAAATGTTCTAATTCCATTTAAAAAAATAGTACTTTTTTCTTCTGCCATAATTATTTCAATTTAATTTGATTATCGTTTATTTTTTGTAAGACTTCGCATATAGCCTCAGATGAACCGGTTATTGTTATTGAGGCTTGCGTAACGCTTTCATATATAACTTCCAAGTGGTCTATTGTTGTGGTTTGGCTCATAATGAAAACGCGGTATTTAATTGCTCTTTGTATTCTTTTTTCATTCTAAATGATTTAATCACGTTTGCCGCTTGTTTGGCGTTACCTTTTAAAGCCGCCGTCAATTCATTTTCTTTAAGCCATGGCCGGGTATCTTCTTCGTATTTTTTTTCAGGTTTTTTTATAGCCTTTATTTCACTTGGATCAGAACCCTCTGGTAAATCTTCACCTGCATATATGTAGTGGCCCAAACCAAACATTGCAAAGTTCTTTACTAAGCATCGCATAATCGTTTTATTGACATCAAACATTGAAGCCGCTTCAACTTCTTTTTGAACATCTGGCGCACCATTCCAACCTTTAACCATATAACTATAAGGCAAGGCCTTCATGGCTTTATTAGCGCCATTCATAACGGGCAGCCACATCTCCAAAGTTTCACCTTCAATAGTTACTGAAGTGCTGCATAAATAGCCTAAAATCGGATCTTCAATATATGGCTTGTTTGTTAATGGGTCTTTGTACACTTTATAAGAGGCGGTTGGGTATGCTTTTTTAACCTCGGCCCAAGCCCAAGCCCATGACAAATAATTTAAGCCTTGCTTTTGCTCTACCTTGTCATTTACATTAATGGCAGATAGCGTTTCAAATACTGATTTTGTTTCATTCATAATATTTTGGTTTAAATTGTTAAACAGTAATTTCTAATCCTAATTCCCTAAGTTTAAAAACATCTAAAATTGTTAATCTCTTAGGCTCGTCTAATTTGCTTTTTAAAGTAGGCATAGTAACACCTAAATGTTTGCAAATATCCCTTTTTAATAATTTTTTGAATTTAATCTGATCTTTTAAAGTCATGTTATATATGTTTTATACAAAAATAAAAAATTATTTTTAATATAAGCTATATTTTTAAAGTATTTTTTAAAAAAAAGATGGGCAGCAACTTAAAAAGCTACCACCCATCAGGCAAACAAAAAAGGAATCTTAATTAATTATACACTAAGGGCAACATTCGGTGTAGCTAAATGTTGTAGTGAAATTTTCACCAGAAGGAAACGAAAAAGTTATATCTGCTACACCGCATGGATTTTCAAGGGAATTACCAACTAATTGATAATTTCTTACGCCAATTGATCCAAAATTACCTCTGCCATTATTTTGCGCGTTCCGTAACTCAATAGTGTTATTTCCATACAATATAATGGAAGGGTCAAACCTATATGTTTGCATTGAATTTATCGGGCAAACAAAATCTGGTTGAGTTATTGCATAATTTGCGTTTGTACTTCCTATAAAAACCGATCCAACTCGCGAATCCGAGTTTAAATTTAAAAATCCAATATAAGTTCCGTTTAAATAAACATCAAAATTATCGTCTTTTTCTGAATTTGAGTTGCAAACTTGAAAAACCATAACGCGATCAGGGCAACCCGGAGGCGCTGCATTACAACTTGTACACGTATTGTATCTAATCCATGAAGTTATGTTTGTGTCCATGCCGCTTGTAGTTGTTTCTGTTCCAACTTCGTAACAAGTGTTGCCGTTTTTTAATGAAGAACCGTTTGCCAATATTTCAGGCGAATCATTCCTTCCGACAAAACTAACGCCCGGGTCGCTACATAAGAAAATGTTATAAAACCTTTCGGTTGTAGGACAAGATTGAAAGCCGGTATCGGTTACGGTTCCAACGCTTGTTCCGGTTATTGTTGTTCCGGTTACTATGTAAAAAACAGACCCAACAGAAACCCTATCTCCATTTATAAGAGCAATTGCGCTTGTTTGTTGAGCCGTTCTAAAACCACTTACTGAATCGCTGCATCTTGTCAATGAATAATAAGAAGGGCAACCAGTCTGGCCGCTATCGGTTACGGTTCCGGCATTGGTTCCGCTTGTTGTGGTTCCGGTTACGGTGTAAAAAACAGAAGATACAGAAACCATATCGTTATTAGATAAAGCAATTGCGCTTGTTTGTTGGTTACTTCTAAATCCAGTACCACTATCGCTGCATCTTGTCAATGAATAATAAACCGGCTCTGGAACCGGGCAACCCGTTTGGCCGGTTGTTGTAACATTTCCAACATTTGTTCCCGTTGTTGTGGTTCCATTTACAGTATAAAAGATTGAACCAACCGAAACCCTATCGTTATTTGATAGCGTTATTTGTGTGGTTTCTTGTTGCGTTCTATTATTAGTTGAACCATCGGCACAACTTGTTAAGGAATAATAAACCGGCTCTGGTATTGGGCAACCAGTCTGGCCGGTATCGGTTACCGATCCAACACTACTTCCCGTTGTTGATGTTCCGGTTACTATATAGCTTTGAGCGCCAACCGTTACCCTATCATTTGTGTTAAGGCTTATTTGTGCGGTAGTTTGTTCGCTTCGCCAACCGGTTGTATTATCGCTGCATCTTTCTAAAGTGTAATAGAAAGGCGCGGGGGCAGAAGGGCAACCAGTTTGTCCGGTATTCGTTACCGTTCCAACGCTTGTACCCGTTGTTGTGGTTCCAGAAACCCTATAATTAACAGACCCAACCGCAACCCTATCATTATTAGAAAGTGAAATTGCGCTTGTTTCTTGCCCGGTTCTCCAACCGGCGCTTTCGTCTGAGCATCTAATCAATGAATAATAATTTGGCGTTACGGGGCCGCCGCAACCCGTTTGGCCAGTTGTTGTAACATTTCCAACACTTGTTCCGCTTGTTGTTATTCCAGTCACTATATAATTAACAGACCCAACCGCAACCCTATCGTTGTTAGATAAAGCTATTTGATTATTTTGTTGGGCGGTTCGCCAACCGGTGCTGCCGTCTGAGCATTTCTGTAAAGCATAAAATTCATTTGCCGGTGCGCTGCATTGTGTTACGCTTTGAACCTCACCCACTCCGCCACTAATAGTAAAGTAAAACGCATTTACCATTAAATAGCTTCCATTTGCTAAAGGACTTGTTGTATTTGCCGTTATATAAACAACATCTCCAATTGTCGGATATGTTCCCGCGCCATCGTGATAGGCTGTAATGTCTGGCGCTTGCTCGCATGGATTTGGAAACGCATTGTTAGACCTTTGAAAAGATGTCAATTCTATTGGAACCGGGCAACCAAATACGCCTGTATCGGTTATTGTTCCAACCGTTGAACCAGTTACGCCTTGTCCTATAATGGTATAATTTACCAAACTTGAATCTTGAACCCTTCTATTATTGCCAAGCGTTATCTCATTTGTGTATTGCGCCGATCTATACCCGGTACTGCTATCGCTACATTTTTGTAATAAATAAAAATTAAGGCTAACGGTACACGTATCGTCTACATCAATTAAATTAGCATTAGGCGGTACGCTTGGCCTTGTTGTGGCGCAAAAGTCGTTGCCATCGCTATCCGCTTGTAATGTAACCGTTTGAAAAGCCCCGTCACAATCGTAATAAGAATAAGTGATTGAATTGTTTTGATCGTCATTTTGAACTCGATACGTTTTACAATTAGTTATAAAAGGAATTGAATAACTTATTTGATTTGCTTTAAAATCTACAACCGCATCTGTTGTTTGGTCTCCTAAATGCGCCGAAAAATCATAAACATTAGATTTTACATTAAATTTTAAAGTGTCGATTACTAGAGGTAAAGTTTCAACTAAATTTACAAATTCAATTTTTAACCTATTATGTAAAAAAATAGGTATTTCGTTATTTAACTTCTTAATGCTTCCATCGTAGCGCTGTATTTTAACCCTATTGTCATTTATCCTTTGTTGTGCGGCCAAATCTTCTATGAAGCGATAGTTTATATCACTAGACCTTTTAAACATCGGCAAAACGCCTTTAAACTCATCACCAACCGGAGCCATGTAGCCCTTTAAGAATTGATTAAATGTACTGCCTTGGTATATATCTTTATATTCTAATTTATTAGTTAGTTTTTTAGTGGTTGTTTGAGTTGTTACCGTTTCTAAATCTTCGCCACTAAATATGAATTTTTCCGGCTCTGCCGTTGCGGTTTTCACATACAATAGATTTTTCCAATTAATTATGGAACCACCTAAATACATAGCCACATGAAAAGGTGAAGTTGTGGCGGGTTGCCCAAAATTTACAATAAAATTATGCGGCAAATATCCGCTTGTAACATTTGTAATATTATAGGCAATTTCTTTATTGTAAGTAAGCCATTCGCCTCTTCCGGCGTAATTAAATTGATTTGTAAATTCGGTGTTTTGCCATTCGTTTGTTTGGTCATTAAAATAAAAATTTTCAAAATCGCTTGTTGGCTCACCTCCCGAATAACGTCTAAATGTTGCTAATAATTGATAAGGAACCGAATAAGAAGCTATTATTAATGGATAGCCTCCATTTTCCATTTGAAGAACAAAAGAAAAATCAAAAACAGAATCCGAATAAGGCTTTGCACCGGAATAAAATTCATTTTTTAAAACACGTATAAAAGCTGAATCCGTACCTATTATTTTAATTGATTGGCCCCTTATTCCGTTAGTAGAAAGTTCTACATTGTTAGGATCAATAAATGACCAATTTTCAAATTCATCTTCAAAATTTCCGTTTGGTATAAAATTAATTTGCTCAGATAATAATACTTTGCTTTTTACCTCAATTACACCGCCGCTTGTTTCTTTAATTAATGTTTCGCTTACGGGCAACCCTTCCGTTGGAATACTTATAAATGTGTTTTTAATTATATTTTCAACGTAAACGCCTTCGCTATTGTACCTTCTAAAATCTATATTTTCTAAAGAAGTTATGTCAGCATTGTTGATAATGTAAAAATCTAAATCAGTTTGAAATATTCGGCAATTAAAGCCGCTTAAAATTGAAAATAAAACCTCTGAACAATTATATTTATAAGTGTTTTCATCTGTATAGGTACTTGTATTAATTATTAAATCTTCAAATACATTCGTAACCGCCGCCGCGTTTTCTTCTTTTAAATCTGTTTTAACATAAATATTGTACTCTAAACCCGTTTCTAATAGTACTTTATGTAAACACTCCCAAAGTGTCACCTCGTTGTTAGGTGTTAAAGGAAAATCCACTCCTTTAAGCAATCCTAAGCCATCAACTGCCTTAAAACTTACATTAAAGGGCGTTGAAGTAATGCCTTGTTCGTAAGTATCTTGTATTAAATAGCCCTGCCAAAAGGCTCTATAATTGTCAGAAGTAATACCTTGCTGCCAACCAACTGAATAATCGTTCCAATTTTCTGCAATTGTGTTCCAAACCTCGCTTTCATCGCCCCAATAGTCGTTTGATAATTCCCAATTTTCTGTTTTATCTTCCCAAAAAGGCACTCGCGTTTCTGCATAATAAACTTTAACTAAAAATTCTCGTTCGTCAAAATCGTAAAAATCTTCATAAACAACAAAATCCGTTTGAATTAAATTCACTTCGCAATTTGAAGCAATTAACGGATCGTAAAAATCATTGTTTTGCTCCCATGACAAAACAACGGGGCTTCCGGTTCCAATTAAAGGAAAAACCGTATCTGAATAATCTTTTTTTAATATTTCTAAACGCCTTTTATTGCCTTGTGCATCTGAAAAATCTAAACGATATTTAACGCCGTATGCCATCTCTCTAATTTACTTTATTCGTGACCTTGTTTTTTCCGCTTTTTGTAAAAGAACAACTAAATCTTGGCCGTTAATCCTAAATTCACCCGTTACGTTTACATTGCTATTGCCGCCATTGTTCCCTATAATATTCTTTAATTTATCCAAAGGCGCTATAACTTCAGGATTTGATCTTGCACCAGGATATTCTCCAACAAGCCCCATTGTAGGCCCCGAAACAATACCACCATCTGCAAAGGCCGAAAAACCTCCACTTTGAACCCTTGTTGCTAATCCAGTTAATACGGTTCCTAAAGCTATTGCAGCTATTCCGGCAACTGTCCCAACAATAGGTAATGCAAAAGTTGTTGCTAAATTAGAAGCTGCCAAAGCCGCCTTACCCATTTGTTTTAATAAACCTCCTAAAACGCCTAAAATTGCACCGGCCAAAGCGCCCATCATGCTTTTGCCTTCTACTATTGCAGTAGCTAAAGCCATTCCCATGGTTTCCGCTATTTGCCCGAAATTTATTTCAAAAGCACCTTTTAAATTTTCGGTTCCTTCTTTTATCGTTTCAAAATACGATAGCGCTTGCGTTGTGCTTTCTTTAAGCGCGTTGGTGTCTATTCTTAATCCAAATTTATTGACATCAAAAAGCCCCTTAAACAATTCATCGCGCTTGCGTTGCGCTTCTTCGCCGTTTATTACTTCTACATTTTCAATTTGTAGCCTTGGCGTTATAACCGTTGCCGCTGATTTGCTTTCTTCAGGTGCATTAGGCATTAAAATAGTTTTGTAATCTAAGCCGTTTCCACCTTTTTGACCAATAGCAGAGGCCGCTGCATTTGCGGTTGCCGCCGCATCTACAATCTTTTTGCTTTCTGCAATAGCCAACCTTCCGGCAATAGATAAAGGAGCCGCAATACCGCTTAATGAGGTTTTTATTTGCTCCCAAGTGCTTAAACTAGGCGCTATTTTATTTGCAGCAACTAAAAATGCAACACCTAAAGCCGTAACCGCTGCCGCTGCCGCAATAAATGGATTTGCCAATAAAGCGGTATTAACATAAACAATTGCAACTCTTAAACCTGCTAAACCTTTAGCCATTAAACCAATAACAATAAGAAGAGGCCCAATTGCCGCAGCAATTCCGGCAATAACAACTATTGTTTTTTTCCCTTCTGGACTTAAATTTTTAAAACCTTTTAAAATGCTGTTTAATTTAGTGGCAACTTTAATGAATAAAGGTAAAATCACTTCGCCAAATAACGCGCCCAATTCCTTTATGCTTTCTTGAAAAATTCGCATTTGGTTTGCGGCCCCATCTGAAGTTCTTGCAAAATCGCCAATCGCATTTTCAGATTTAGCCATTACAAAGGAATAACGCAATTGTACCTTCTCGGCTTGCGTAAAAGATTTTATGTTTTTTAATGTACCTTGTTCAAGTGCAAACTGCGCTAAATTGGCTTCGGTCATTACAATACCAAGGCGCTTTAAACTTTCGGTTTCGCCGGTAAAAACGCCATTAAGTGCAGTTGTAACTTCTTCTATATTCATGTTCTTAAAAGAAGCTAAATCACCAGCCAATCCAACTAAGGAAGTAGATAATTGAGAAGCCTCGGAAGTGCTGGCCCCCATTGAAGTAGCCATATCGCCAAACAACGCCGCCATGTCTAGGGCCGTACCCTCGGCAATACCAAAACTTTCTAAAGCTGTTTTAGCAAAATCCCTAACTTCCCCAGAAGAACCTTTAAAAGCTACATCAACTTTATTTAGGCTTTCTTGAAAATCGGAAGCCATTTTAATTGCAGCGCCCCCAGCTAATATAATTGGAGCCGTTACAAAAAGGCTCATTGATTTACCTATTTTAGTAGCTGAATCGCCAAAAAATTTTAATTTCTTTTCAGCGGCGTTTAATGAAGCGCTTAATTTAGTAGCGTCACCGGTTAATATTACCTTTAATTCATTTGATGCCATATCTAAAAATATATTTTACAAAAATAACCAAAAAAACACAATTTAAAAAAGTAGCTTATTCACTTTAGCCTCAAAGGCTTCTTTCTGCTCTTTTGTGCTTTGCGGTTCTTTGTTTGTTTTGCTCATTGAATCTTGCGGCAAAGAAAATAACTGATCGGGCCGCTTGGCATCGCCTTTTTTAGTTATGTTGGTGTTGTGAATCCATGAAGCCAAATAGCGCGTCATTTCCCAATTCAAATTTGTTTTTATGATATAACTTTCGCCCAACAAAGCGTTTTCTTTCCATGTTTGGCCCCAAAATTTATCAGGTTCTATGCCAGCTTGTCCAATATAGAAATCCAATAAGGTGTTCCAATCAATTGGGCTTAGGCTTTTTTTGGTTTTACCGCCCCTTTTGGATCCGCACCCCTTAAACCGCCGTTTAAATCATTGCCTAATATACGGCTTTGTGCAAGCGCGTTTGTAATATTAGTAAAATCTTCGGTTGTTAATTCATCACACCATGCCCCCACTTTATAGACATTGTAATCAATTGAATTTCCTTCTTCTTGGTCATAGGCTAAAATTCCGGCGTACACCAAGGCTCTTAATGTATTGAAATTCATTTCGGCGCTAAATACTTTGTCGATTTGACCTATTGAAATGCCTAATTCATCTGTAAAAGCAGCCCAAAAATTCATTGAAAAGTGCATTGTTCTTTGTTTACCGCCTAATTTAATAGCGAAAAACCCCCTTTGTTTGTTTACCATTTTTCCTTTTTTTAAAATTTAACCAAAAAAAAGGCAGCCTTTATGACCGCCTTTTATATTATTATTATATTCAATTATACATTTGCAGATTTTACAATCGCGCCGGTAAGAGTTATTGAACCCGAATAAGAAACGGTGCTTTCCATTTCTGCACTTTGTTCGACTGAAGAAATATAACCTTCAGCGGTATAAATAGCATCACCAGTCACTGAAGTTCCGAAAACACAAGTTACAACGGTTCTGTTTATAATATAGTCGATTAACTCAATCGCGCTTGCTGCGTCTGAATAATCAACAAGACCCTCAAAAGAAATCTCGCCGCTTCTAAGTCCTGAAATAACTTCAGAAAATCCATTGCTATCTTTTGTGGTTGCATCTGGTAAATCGTGTGAAATTGTAAGAGAACAAGAAGTTGTATGTCCTATTGTGTCACCTTCTACTTTCAAAAGTAAGTTGGTTCCATTAAATACTCCGGTAGTAGCCATATTTTTAATTTAAAGATTTATTTTTTGTAAAGATAATATATTTTTTTCTTATTAATTAAAGCCTAATGTTATAACATTTATAAAAGCTATTTTAAGGTCAGAATTAGTCATAGTTTATTTAATAAGTAAATTCAAATTGAAAAACGTAGTTACTACCTTGTCTTTGAGCAAATAAAAATCCTTTTTGATAAGAAATATTTATTTCCGCTTCAGTTCCTACTATTAGTGTGTCGCTTGTTGGTATGCTAAATGTGCTTATTAACGTAGGACTTGAAAAATCAAAGGCGGCTGTGTTTTGCCATATTTTTATTTGACTATTTAGTGAGTCCCATTGAAGTAAGTGAAGCCCCTCATTAATAACTGCGCCACTAAACTTTAAAGATGAACTTGCTCCAACGGGCTCATAAGAACTTAAATTATAGCTTGTTTGTGCGGAAGAGCCCCAAGTTGAAAAAGTATCAACAGTTGCAAGATTAACTTTAAGAAGATAATTTACAGAAGAAGAATTCCCAAACATTACAATATATTGACCTTCGTTTACTGTGTTTGGGTTTAAATAATTGCCACCAAACGGTGCCTCGCCCTTATAAGTTCCTCCTGCAATAGGCAACCAAGCTGTCCCTGTCGACCCACTTCTAAAAAAAGTATAATCAACACCCAAAGCCTCAGTTCCTGAAAAATTCATAAAATATTTATTTATACTGCCTGTAGTTGTACCCCAACCTGTTGAAATATTAGACGAACTTATACTTAAAGTACTTATATCATAAGGAACAGACATTTTAAATTGCCTAATCATAGTTGCCTCACCTGAACCAATAGACGTATAATACAAACTTTCACCATCATACCCAAAAAAAACATTATATAGGTAGTAAGAACTTACTGATGCTTGATATGGGCTTATATGGTTTCCTACATAGCTAACGGAAGTTGGCACACCTATTGGTTCAATAGGCATTTCTCCTGCTTGACTTACTAATAATCGTTTACCTATCATAATTTTTATATGCTTATATCAAACAAAAGAATAATTTTCTTTGTGGTAAGGGATTTAATCTCCGCTTCTATTGTGTTGCTTTGTGTTCTTAAATCTGCTCTTTCCGCTTTTACACTTGTTGGAGTAGTCTCTCCGCTATCGGCTTCGCGAATAATATACCAATCTGTTGCAGATAATTTATGACCTACCATAGATTTTAATTGAGATATTTTGTCAGTTTTTAACTCTGCTAAAGTTTGAGGGATAGCCCTATCAATAACATCATAAGTATAAACATCTCCAACTAATTTAATAGCAGATAACTCCTCTATTCTTGAATCGTAAGTAGGCGTTACAACATCTAAAAAACCAAAGCCTTCTTTAATGTTAAAATGCGTTCCATTTTCATCAGTCCAAACACTTGGTATTTTACTAAATGTTTTTATATTTCCGTTTAAGTTTATTGCTACCATATTATATTGATTTTGAGATTGAATACCAGTATTGACTTGCACCAGTTACTACTATTTGTATTAAATTAGAGACAGTACCATCGTAAGCACCAGCAACCGTTGTGCCTGCGGGAAGCGTTAAAACAAAATCTCCAGTAATAACTAAATCTTTAACCATTCCAATACCAGTATTTGCAAATGTTAAAGTAGCTGCGGCTACTAAAGTCTTAGTAAATACTTGTGCGGTTGCAAAGTCTACCTCTGTGGTTAAAGCTGCACTTGTTTTAAATTCGGTTCCTATTTTAGCGTATGTTACCGAATCGTCGGCAACCGCCACATCAATCCACTCGGTTAAAGTCCCGTCTGAAGCTAAGACCTGCCCAACGGTTCCTAAGTTTCCAGCACTATCTTTAATGCCGCCTAACGCTTTAAAATCACCCTCTATTGTTATGTTTCCGTTAGTGTCAAAAGCAACCCCAGAAGAATTACCTAAACCGTCGGTTAATAATTTAGGCGTTGATGTTAAAGCGCTATCGTCTGTTGTTTTAAGTAAGCCGTCGTAAGTACTTGAAATTGTTTTGCCCGTTAATGAAGCCATATTTTTATTTTTATGTTACAAAGATAATAAACTAAAGACTATTTTTTTATCAAAACAAAATTAAGCAAAACAGAAAATGCCGCCGCAACAATTAACCAAAGAGGCGTTTTATATCTTACAATCTCAATAGCTTGTTTTTCGGTGCTTTTTACTATTGTGCTTTTATATTTCTTTTCAATACTTTGCACTATACTATCTAAGTTAATTTTAGCCGTTATAGTGTTGTTTTTGCCCTCTATCGTTATGTTTCCTTGTGCGGTCACTAATCGCTGCTTAAAAGGCTTTAAAATGCCTAATGTATCGCATGGGCTTTCTATTAAAAAACTATCTTTTACCGCTTTAAAAATATAGCGGTCTTTTGTTATAATAATTGTATCGTTTTTTACAATTTCTTTTGTTTGTTTTGTGGTTTTTTTTGCCGCACAACTTAGAAATAAAAGTAAAAATATTAAACTAAAGTATTTCATTTTTTTTAGGTTTGCTTTTTATCTCTAAATTAAAGCCTTTAGGGGCCAATTTAAGCAACTTTTTAATGGTTTTAACGCTATTAGTTACGTCTTTGTAGCTATCGCCATTAATATCAGTTAATTTTTCGCCTAATAATATACACCCCTTTATCTCAAAATTATAATTTCCGGGGTGAATCAATATAAAAGTTCTATTTTCCACGTCTAAAACATGGTAATGGTTTCCGTATTGGGCGCTCTGCCTATTAACAACCTTATATTCTCCTTCTGGAATACAACTTTTTTGACTTTTATTATCTAGCCAAGGCAACTCTAAATTCTTACAACTAAAAACTTTTTTATCGTTATTATCAAACAATTCAAACGATCCGGTAACTTGCAAATCTTGGAAATTTTCTCTAATAAGTATTGCTTTCATCTTCTAAAATTTTTTGTCTTTATTGTTTTTTAAATTAATTTATATGCTTTTATTTCTTATATATACATAATTGTACTAAATAAGCTAAAATTTTTTGTCTTTATTGTTTTTTATTAATGACCTTAAACCGTCAATTATAGTGTCTGGAGCAAATAAAAAACCAATTCCTACGATTAATAGTATTGCAAATTGAAACACCTTACTATCTTGTACGATAAAAATATAAGTAATTCCGGCCCCTATAATTAAGAGGCCCAATATCGTGGTTTTCCAACTTGCAACTAAGTTTTTCATTTCTTATTTTTATACATTAAATACCATTTATGGGTTGTGTAGCCAATAGCAACCGCCGTTAGTACTATTTTTAGCAATATGTCTATCTGCATGAAATTAAATCCCAATGTTATCACATTAATAAAAGCAATTTTTAAGTCAGTTGTAGTCATTTTTATAAAATTAAATTGGCTGAACCTTGTTTGAAAGTTCTAATATTGCCCTATAATATGTATGGTCTTTTAAATCTTCTTCTAAATAAGTAATTCCTTCATTTTCGCTAGTGTACACTTTAAAACCGTCGGCAGTTAAATCAAAATACCCTGCGGATCGTGTTCTAACTAAAGCTAAAATAGCGCTCATGGCTAAATTACTATCCAATTCACCGCCATTGCTTCCTACAAACTTAGTAACCACCTCTATGCGCGTTAAAACTTGCATCGTTAAGCTAGTTTGGTTTTGGTCTGTTTCGTTATTAGAAACGCTGTACACTATAATATAAGGCGTAACCGCATTGCTAGGAACCCTATTGTAAATTTGCAAAGAAGAACCATTCAAAACTATTTGCCCGGTTAATTTTGCGATAATTGCCTTTCTAACAAAATGAATACACTCTAACATTACCTTAAAAGTTTTTTAATTTTGTTTTCTATTTTTTCTAATCCTTTTGACAATCCGATTCTTGCACTACTAAATAAAAACGGCCTTGGTGGTAGGTTTACTGATCTTAAATCTTTGCCCCTAAACCTTTCTGCATAAGATGTTGGTATTCCCAACTCTATTAAATCGCTAAAATTTCTTTTGCCTCCAGTTCCAAACTCAACATAAGGCGCATAAGGAGCCTTCGCAACAACCGCTAATGTTTTTCCTTTGGCTTCTACTGTAATGTTTTGTTTTAAATTTCCAGTATCTACTACGACGCTTTGTTTAGCTATTCTAGCAACATCAAAAGCAATAGAAGCCACTTCTTTAGATAACTCCTTTTCGCTAAGTATTTTTAACTTAGTAATCTTAGAATTTAATCGTGCTAAATCTGCGCTAACTATCTTCGCCCCTATCATTAATCTATTTTTGTAGCTATTAATTGCGTATAAAATCCCAAATCGGTTTCAAATTTATCATTTATACGGTAAATTTTAGTGCTTCCCTCCTTAACAAAAGTATCGCCTAAATTAATGTTATCGGCAGTCAATTTGCGCATGGTTATTTTAACCTCGGTGCTAAGTGTTCTTTTTCCGTTTATTTGGCTTACTTCTCCGCTTATTGGAACGAAATTACACCAATAAGTGTTTGTTGATGCTATCGTGTTGTTAAAGCCACCATAACCATCTGAAACGCTTGTGTAAGTGCTTACCGTTATCCGTATATCTAATTTCCCGGATTGCATTAAATAAACATCATTTTATAAGAAGTTAATAAACTTTTAACGTCTGTTTTAATTGCAGAAACGATTGTGCCGGTTACATAGTCGGCCCTATTGTCGTAAAGAGTGCTTACAAGCTGCAATAAGGCTTGTTTAATAAGTCCGTCATTAATTCCGGTAGTTACATAAGTTGCTTTTACTTCTAAAGCAGGGCCGCCATTTAATTGAATACTTAAATCGTCTAAACCTAATTCTCTAAAAGTAACCTCAACACCTTCAGCGGTAACACTTGAAACGCTTGTAACCGGGGCAAAAGGCAAATCAAATAAACCGGAAGATTTTGGCAAATAATAAGTTCTATTTTTTGAAACAATATCTCGCGAAATATAGTTTTCGCAAAAGATACGAGCCTGAATAATCATGTCAGCAATCAAATCGTCGTCGGCAGACGTATCTATTCGAACATAGTTCTTTACGTCGGCTAAACTTATTATTTCGGTTCCTATTGTGGTATTAATTTTAATCTGGCGCATTTATTTTTTTTTAGTGCTTCTGTTTTTAGGCGCTTTATGTTCTTTTGTTTCAAAAGAAGTCTTTTCTTGCTTTATTGTTTGCTTTTCTTCTGGCTTTTCAGCCACTCCAACGGCTAAATAATGCTTTGCAATATCAGGATTTACATTTACAATTGTACCTCTGACATGGGTTTCCCTTCCATCTACAACGCTTTTTAACATCAATACTTTCATAACAATTTGTTTTAGTTATTTGTGTAAAGATAAAAAAAAAGGTGCTACTAATTAAAGTAACACCTTTTTAAACCAAAACCATTATGAAATTTAAACTTAGTAAAGATATAAAAAAAAATACACCCTCAACACAAAGGTGTATTTTTCCATTTCAAACACTAACTAAACTATTTCTTTTTATAGTCGCTATAAACATTTAACCCAGATACGCCAACCATCAATAACATGACAACAAAAGCGTAGGTATTCCAGTTAATAAAGGTATTTACTACCCATACTGATAGCACCATTAAAAACAATATAATATTTCCAATTTTTTGTGTTTTCATAAATTTTATTTTTTATAAGTTACATAAATATAACAAAAAGTAAGCAATAAAATTGCAAATCCAATTCCGTAAATCATTTCAAAAGTTTCTTGTTCCATTAAAAAAAATCGTTTAGTTTTATTAATCCATAACGCTCAATTTCATCAATTGCGCTTTGCTCTAATATACTCATAATTGCAACATCTCCGGCGTAAATTTCCATCACTTCAAAGGTGCTAGGCTCTGGCGCTTCTTCATAGCTTCCAAGTGTTCCTTTTATATATTCTCCTTCGGCAATTAAATTAACGCCGCCGTATTCAATCTTAATTCTTCTAATGTTTGACATCTTTGTACTTTACTTCAATGTTATTAATTAATTTATTTTTAAATTCTACTAATTTTTTTTGCAAAATTATGTTTTGACCAATATTTGCATGATCTATAATATTTTCTAAATCGGATAAAAGTTCTTTCATTTTAATTTTTACATTTACAACATTCTTTTTTTGGGATAAATAAAGCGCCATCTTTATAAGTGAAAGTTAATGCCAATGTAAATACTATTATGATTATAATGGCGTAAAATGTTGTCTGTTTCATAATTAATTTTTTAAATTGTTAAAACGATTTTACAATACGGTATAAAAATAATACTTAGTCTGGTTCTTCTCCAGCACTTTCCATATCCAAAACAACAAAACCTTCTTTAGATTTGTAAACCCCATCAATTTCTAATATTTCTCCGAAGTGTCCCGAACCACCAATTTCTAATGTATCATCAAACTCGTTCAGTTTTTGTTTTAATTCTGCTACTGTCATAATTTCTGTTTTAATCTTATGCTAATTTAAAATAAATTTTTAATATACCAAAGAAAATAAAAGAAAATTTTAATATTAATTTTTAAGCATAAAAAAGCCCCACCAATTTGGCGGGGCTTTTTTTGTAAAAAAAACTATTGTTTAGGCTGGCGTAATCGCAGTAATATCGGTTGCAAAATCACCAGTTACAAAGCCTTTAGGTAAGTAATTAGTTAAAGCAACCCTTTCAGATACCAATACCGTCACGAAACCTTTAGTTACGTTATCGCTATCTTCTCTGAAGAATTCAACACTAATATTCTCACGAACCCACAATTGAGTTCCCATTGCAAAGTTTCCAACTAAGTAGTCACCCGTAGGTATTGCAGTATTTATTACAACTGGAATACCCATAAAATTAGGCGCTAATCCCGTATAAACTTGCTTTGCCAAATACTCGCTAGTTGTAGATTTTAAAAGTAAAATCTTGTGAAAATCCGTTGGATTTAACATGATATAATCAGCCGTATAATTTGCCAACGCTAATTGGTTAATTGCCACAACCAAAACATCAAATTGATTTGGTGATGGAACCGCAGTTGCAAAACCACCAGCAGCAAATGCCGTTGCATCTGTTATAATACCGGATAAATTTACACCCGTTCCAGAACCTGAAAGAATCTGAGTATCTTCAACTTCCAATAACTTCTGCGGCGCTCTGGCAGATAGATAGGAAGTTAATTGAGGCGTGTCTGCTAACATTTCTTTAGAAATTCTAAAGTAAGTTTCAATAGATCTTACATTGGCATCTGCCGCCGTCATGTCAAATTCAGATTGAGCCGCTGAGGCTCCTTGCGCTTTTGGCGCTGCTGCGTTTGTGTAAGCGCTTTCTTTTACGAATCTTACAACATCTGAAGTTGTGGATCCTAAAGGTATTAATTGCCTTACATGTACGGGTCTAGTTGGGTCAAACTTGTACCCAGCCACTCTATCGGCAGGAATAACCTCGCCGGTAAAATTAGCGGCTACCGTCATGTCTGCCTTGACTTCAAAACTTGCGCTTCGGTCTTTACCTTTTACCATGCCTTCAACGGCTCCATCGCTTAACGCTTTGGCTAAAGCATATTTAAAAGACTTAGGCTCTGAGGCTGAAAAGTTTTTTTTCATTGAAACTTCAGAAGCGTCTATTCTTTCGTTTATTCCATTGAATTTTAGTTCTAAAGCTGCAATTTCATTTTTTAAAGCAACGTCAGCTTCACCCGTTGCCGAGTCTTTAGCTTGGCCCATTGCCTTTTCAATACGCGCATCTAATTGCGCGGTAATTTGATCCATTTGATCTTTGATATTTTGATCCATTTTATTTATTTGTTAAGTTATTAATTAAATATTTCCATATTTCGCTTTCGTCATTTTTTACAATTTCCGGCAAAGTGCCTAATGGCGGCTTTGTGGCATTTACAAAAAGTGAT